TAATCGTATTCTTACACCAGAGTCAGTATTAAAAGGACAGGATATTGAAGGTAATCCAATTGGTAGTGGACAACAGATTGTTAAAGTTGATTTGTCTAATATTGAAAATCCGTTTGTAGTTAGAACTAACAAGCAAAGATTACAAGCAAAAGAAAATATTGAGGGGCTAAAAGAACAAGGTTACGATTCAATTATTTTTGATGATCTTACAGATCGTTCTCAGCAAATACTAGTTTTTCCTGAATACATAGATAAGGTAAAGTCAACGTTATCGCCTTTATCTGGAAGATCACCTGCAGCAAGACAAACAGATGAGTTGCTGTCTACAAAAAAAACTATTGTTACTTCTGAGAAATTAGATAAATTAGCTAAAATACCAGAGGCTGATAGCACACTAAAAAATTTAGACGAAATACGAGT